CTGGAGATATTACAGGTGTTACAGCAGGGGATGGTTTAACAGGTGGTGGATCTTCTGGAGATGTTACATTAAATGTTGGAGCTGGAAACTTAATAGATGTTCAAGCAGATCAAATAGATGTTGATCTTTCAGAATTAACTACATCTACATCAGACGCTGATGGAGATTTTTTTGTTGTAGTTGATGCTTCTAATAATCAAAAGAAACTAACTAAAGCAAATATTAATAATTCAGGTTTTAATAATGACGCTGGGTATACTACTAACACTGGAGACATTACAGGCGTTACAGCAGGTAATGGTTTAACAGGTGGTGGTGCTTCAGGTTCTGTTACACTTAATGTTGGTGCGGGTACAGGTATTGATGTAGCAGCAGATACAGTCGCTGTTGATGTATCAGACTTTATGACTAATGGCTCTAACAACAGAGTTTTAACTGCAACGGGCACAGATGCCATGAACGCAGAAGCTAATTTAACATTTGATGGTTCAGAATTAGCTGTTACAGGTCACGTTGTTCCAGGAGCAAATGACACTTATGATTTAGGTGAATCAGGAAACGTTTGGAGAAACTTATACACTGGAGACTTACATTTATCTAATGAAGCAAAAAAAGAAGGTAATGCAGTTGATGGTACAAAAGGTAATTGGACTATTCAAGAGGGTGCTGAAGATCTTTATTTATTCAATAACAAATCAGGTAAAAAATATAAGTTCAAATTAGAAGAGGTTTAGTAGCTCATGGCTTTTGGTATAACAGCTTTTGCAGAAAGTCCTTTTGCAGCTACTGGTTCAACAAGTGTTAATGTTGCAGTAACCGGTCAAGAACTTACTATTGCAGAAACATCTCCAAATATAGTAATTGATGTAAATGTTTCTTTAACAGGTCAAGATATAACTATTACAGAAGGTAATGTTGGTATTTTTTCTGGAGTTGTAGCATTTCCAACAGGTGAAGCTTTAACTTCTAATTTAGGTTCTGTTTCAATTACCGGTATTGCAAATGTTGATGTAACAGGACAAGCTTTAACTATTACTCAAGGCACAGCTCAAGGGTTTACAGATGTTGTGACGGAAGATGTTACAGGCATAGGAATGACTATGGCTCAAGGTAGTGTTACTACTACAGCTAACGCTAATTTAACCTTATCTGGTTTTGACCTGACTATGCAGGAAGATAATGTTACCGTAGGTGCAGATGCAAATGTTACTTTAACTGGAGAAGCTATAACAGCTACTCTTGGAACAGCAGTTGCAGATGCTAATAGCTTAATAGATTTAACGGGTTTTGACCTAACAATGCAAGAAGGAACTGCTACAGCTACAGATTCAGTAGCAAGACCAACAGGAATTGAGATGACAATGACATTAAACACTGTTGAAAATGTAGTATGGACAGAAGTTAACACAGGAAGCGCTCCTACCGATCCTCCAGGTTGGAAAGAAGTGGCTTGATTTAGATAATAATGTAATTATAATGGAAATATTAAGGAATTTAAAATATGGCAAACTCAACATCAGCTAGTTTAAAGTTAACTGTACAACAAACCGGAGAAAACTCAGGAACTTGGGGACAGTTTACCAACACTAATTTACTAATTCTTGAGCAAGCGATTGGTGGTTATGATGCGGTAGGATTAAATGCAACTACTGGTGCAACTCTAACTTTTTCAAATGGTGTTTTATCAAATGGTAAAAATCAAGTTTTAAGATTAACTGGAACCATTACTACTAATGTAAATGTAGTTATTCCAGATTCAATAGAAAAAACTTATTTAGTTGAAAATGCAACATCTGGTGCTTTTACAGTAACTTTTAAAACTACTTCTGGGACAGGTGCCACATGGTCAGCTACCGATAAAGGATATAAAATTTTATACTCTGACGGAACTAATATTGTAGATATCACAGCTGATTTGGGAGACATCACTGCTGGCGATGTTACTTCAGGAGGCATAACTGCTACAGGAAATATTGTACCTGGTGCAAATGATACTTATGATTTAGGAGCTTCAGGAAATGTATGGAGAAATTTATATACAGGGGATTTACATTTATCTAATGAAGCTAAAAATCAAGGAAACATGGTTGATGGCACAAAAGGCAACTGGACTTTACAAGAAGGAAAAGATAATATATTCATGATAAATAATATATCTGGAGAAAAATTCAAAATTAATTTATCTAAAATAGAAGGAGATTCATAATGGGAGTAGTATCGTGCGGAACTACAATGTTAGACCAAGGAGTTTTTGAAAATATAGGAGCAGTCACTTGGGATACAACAGCTAAAACTTCAGGATTCACTGCTGTAAGTGGTAATGGATATTTTTGTAATACTACATCATCAGCATTTACAGTAACGCTTCCGAGCTCACCTTCTGCAGGTGATATCGTAGGTATTAAAGATTACGCAAATACAGCTGACACAAACAACATCACCATAGGAAGAAATGGATCTAATATTCAAGGTCAAGCTGCAGATTTTGTAATAAATACAGAAGGTAGATCTGTAGTATTAGTTTATGTCGACGGTACACAAGGATGGAAGGTTACATCTTCTTCTCAAGCAACTGACATTGTTTCTCCACAATTTATAACTGCAACAGGTGGAACAGTAACTTGTTGTGGTGATTTTAAAATTCATACTTTTACAAGTCCAGGAACTTTCTGCGTATCAAATGCAGGAAATGCAGAAGGATCAAATTCAGTTTCTTATATGGTCGTAGCTGGCGGTGGCGGTGGCGGTGGCGGTGAAGGTGTAGCCGACCCTACTGCCGTAACTGGTGGTGGAGGTGGTGCTGGTGGTTATAGAGAAGGTAAAGCATCTACAGATTGTTATACAGCTAGTCCATTAAATGCCCCAGATGGTTTACCTGTTTCTGTTCAAGGTTATCCAATTACTGTTGGAGGGGGTGGATCTGCAGGAACAAGTTCTCCTAGAGAAGGAGCTAATGGATCAGCATCTATTTTTTCAAGTATAACTTCTGCAGGAGGTGGTGGAACACCAGGAATTACAGGTGGTACTGGTGGATCTGGTGGAGGTGTAAGAGGAGCGTGTTCAGCAGGAAATGTTGGAGCAGGTAATACTCCTCCAGTGAGTCCACCTCAAGGTAATCCAGGTGGAATTCTTACTGTTACTTCTTCTCCTTATGGAGCAGCTGGAGGTGGTGGAGCTACTGCTGCAGGTGGAACAAATGGACCTGGCGGAGCAGCTGGCACAGGTGGAAATGGTGCAACTACATCAATTTCAGGAAGTCCAACAGCTTATGCTGGAGGTGGTGGCGGAGGAGATGGTTTTCCAGGAACTACAAGTGGAGCAGGTGGAACAGGTGGTGGTGGAGGTGGAGCACCTCCATATAATGGATCAACAAACACTGGCGGTGGCGGTGGTGGAGCTCCAGCAAGTCCAGGTACAGCTGGATCTGGTGGTTCAGGAATTGTTATCATTAGATACAAATTTCAATAGGTAAACAATGGGTGTAAATTCATGCGGAACAACTTTAATAAATAATGGCCTTTTTAGTAATATAGGTGCCATTACATGGGACACGACTGCTAAAACTTCAGGGTTCACTGCAGTAAGTGGAAATGGATATTTTGTAAATACAACTTCAGGAGCTATTACAGTTACACTGCCATCGTCACCAAGTGCAGGAGATGTGGTAGGTATTGATGACTACGCAAATACTGCAGATACAAATAATATTACAATTGGTCGTAACGGTTCTAATATTCAAGGAAATGCAGCTGATGCTAAAATAAACACAGAAGGTGGAAGCATAGTATTAGTTTATGTTGATGCAACACAAGGTTGGTTATTAATTGATGCTGCACAAGCTGATGATATTGTTAGCCCGCAATATGTCACTGCTACAGGTGGTACAATTACAACTGTAGGAGATTTTAAATTTCATAGATTTACTGGTCCAGGAACTTTTACAGTGACATGTGCTGGAAATGCTTCTGGATCAGATACTATTGACACTGTTATAGTAGCAGGTGGAGCTGGTGGTGGTTATAACTCAGGTGGTGGAGGAGCTGGTGGTTTAAGAGACCTTACATCCATTCCAGTTACTGCTACGGGTTATCCAATTACAGTAGGGGGTGGTGGTGCTGGCGGTTGTATATCTCCTCCTAGAAATGGGTCATCTGGTTCTAATTCAGTAGCAGCATTATCAACTTCATACACTTCAGCTGGAGGTGGTGGAGGATCAGCTGTAGGACCTGGAACTGGAGTAAGTGGAGGTTCAGGAGGAGGAGTAGGAGCAGCATGTGGTCCTGCGACTGGAGGAGCAGGTAATACCCCTCCCGTTAGTCCACCTCAAGGAAATCCTGGAGGAAATTATACTCTAGCACCTGGAGGAAAGGGTGCTACAGGAGGAGGCGGTGCAACTACAGCAGGAAGTTGTGCACCAGGTGGCCCTATAAGATTTGGAACAACTGGTGGTGCTGGAAAAGATGTAAGTACAAATTATCCTGGTCAACCAAATTCAGGAGTTTATGCTGGAGGAGGTGGAGGTGGAGCCTATTCTTATCCCCCTGGTTCACCTGGTAATTGTGGTGGTGCTGGCGGTGTTGGTGGTGGAGGAGATGGTGGAGGTCCACCAGCTACAGGATTTGCAGGAACAACAAACACTGGTGGAGGCGGAGGTGGAGGAACCTCTGGATCTGGTGGTGGAGGCGGTAATGGTGGTTCAGGAATTGTTATTATTAAATACAAATTTCAGTAGTTGAATAAAAATTAAAATTAATATATAATAGGAGACAATTATGGCACATTTCGCAAAACTAGGAGCTAACAGTAAAGTTATTCAAGTATTAACTTTGAATAATGATGATATGTTAAACGCTGATGGTGTTGAAGATGAAACAGTAGGACAACAATATTTAGAACAACACAACAATTGGCCTGCACAAATGTGGATTCAAACATCCTACAATACATTTAATAATCAACACAAAAACAATGGAACTCCATTTAGAGGAAACTATGCAGGTATTGGTTATACTTGGGATGAAGACAATGAAATTTTTTGGCCTAAAAAACCATTTGCTTCATGGGTTAAATTAATTTCAGAAGCAAGATGGCAATCTCCAATTGGAGATGCTCCAGCATTAACTGAAGAACAACAAAATCAAAATACAGCTGGAACTCATTTATGGAGCTATGATTGGAATGAAGATGCATATCAAGCTGATAATACAACTGGTTGGAGTTTGACAAATAGATTAGCTTAATATATATCTGGTGGTGGTATGGACAAGAAAGTATTAACAGAACAAGCATTATATTTTGGTGATATAACAATGCCTAAAGATTGGGACATTGATAGAGATAAATTATCAGGAGATATTTTACAATCAACATTTACAAATTCAAAATTTCCATTTTCAAGAACTTGGGATATGTTAAATACATATATGCAAGACCATATTGGTGTTGAACATAATATTAAATTAGTTAACAAATCAACGTGGGGAAATATCTATAAACCTGCGGAAACAACAATTCCTTTATTACAAGTTGATCCAGTGGATCTACGAAATTCTCCAGACTTTACAATGCTTTATGGCGTTAAGGTTAAAGATTGTTTTGTTCGAATACATTATGAAGACAACAGACGTAAAGGAAGAAGTTGGGATATAGAATTAAAAGATAATATGTTTATTATGTTTCCATCAACAAATATGTATTACATAAAAAACAAACAGAAAGATTCATTGAATTTTATACAGACAATAACTTATGAATATATCTAATTACTATTGGTATTTTACATCTGCAATACCTCCTAAAATTTGTGATGATATAATTAAATACGGATTATCTAAATCTGAATCTATGGCTAGAACTGGTGGTTATGGAGATAGAAAATTAACTTATGATGAAATTAAAGATATGAAAAAGAAAAGAAATTCTGATTTAGTTTGGTTAGATGATACTTGGATATATAAAGAATTACATCCATATATACATCAAGCAAATAAAGCTGCTGGTTGGAATTTTGATTGGGATAGAAGTGAGTCTTGTCAATTTACAAAATATAAACTTAATCAATATTATGATTGGCACTGTGATGGTTGGGATAAACCCTATCATAAACCTAATACCGAGGAACATGGTAAAGTAAGAAAACTATCTATGACTTGTCAATTAACAGATGGCTCAGAATATGAAGGGGGTGAATTAGAATTTGATTTTAGAAACTATGAACCTCACATGAGAGAAGAAGTCAAACATTTAAAACAAGCAAAAGAAATATTACCGAAGGGATCTATTATTGTATTTCCTTCATTTGTATGGCATAGAGTAAAACCTGTAACGAAAGGAGTAAGATATTCATTGGTAATGTGGAACCTTGGATATCCGTTTAAATAATATGATAATTAATGAATATTTTAAGACACCTATATGGATTGAACAAAAACCGGAGTTTGTAAAATCTCTAAATAAAGCTTCTAATCAATATATAAAAGATGCTAAAAAAAGAGAAAAAAATTACATCAAAGAATATGGTGACTTTGGAAGAAGTTATCATTCAACACCTTTAGCTCAAGATAATAAATTTTTAGATTTTAGAAATTATATAGGTCAAAAGTCTTGGGAGTTTTTAGACTGGCAAGGTTTTGATATGCAGCAATATACTACAATGTTTAGTGAGTTATGGGTACAAGAGTTTGCTAAAAAAGGTGGAGGACATCATAATGCACATATACATTGGAATCAACATGTATCTGGTTTTTATTTTTTAAAATCAAGTGATAAAACTTCTTTTCCAATATTTCATGAACCACGTACTGGTGCACGT